AAGACGTTTTTTCCGCTACATAGTTGATCTCGGTTCTCATGGCGATACCTTCACCATAGCCAACTGCATCCTTGTGGAATGCAAAGCAGCTGCGATCAAGTGAACCGTCAATAACCAAGCCGCCTTCGGAGCGATCACCCAACACATGGAAGGTGAAACCCAAGAAGGTGTTGAGCTCGCCTTGCACCAGCGCTTTGACGCTGTTGAAGTCGGAGCTGGTCACGCTAGTCTCAGACAGCAAGTTGGCCAGGCCATTTGCGTGAATGATGATGTTGCGGCCATCAGGTGGAACATTGTTTTTGTCCATTAAGCGCTTTGCTTCACGCAGCTTGGTAATGTTCATGTTGGAGTCAGTGCCGCCAATGTCATTGCTGACGGTCAAGCTGGTGCTTGAAGCGGTAAGTGCATCCAAGATCATCTGATCTTGACGGCGACCCATGGCACCGGCAACAACTTGCACAAGCTCTTGGCGCTCATCAAAGTTGACCTTTGCCTGGTTGAAGATGTCGCTGTACTCGGCGGCGTTGTAGTCAGACAACGTCAGAGTGACGCTGCTGAAAGTTACGTTTAGAGGGGTGACATCGGTTTGTGGAACGCGCAGGGTTGCAACACCCTTGCCCACTTTGGGGAACTTGACAGTTGAACCTTCGACTCCACGACGCTGGCGAACGGCGGGCACAAGCATTGCTTTGCCTTGATAAGCCTGTTTGACTTCAGCATCGAAAAGAGTCACAAAGGCGTTGGATAGAGAAACGCTCATTTGGATACCTCATTCGGTTGTTGGACAGGGTTCTCGCGCCGGTAAGCCTGTAGATCAGGGCCGATTGCTTGCTGGTTACGCCAGCCAATCGTCAGCATCTCGCTGCGGTAAGGGTCGGTTGCCCGGTGGGCCTTGGGCGCATTGTATTGTTTTTCTACCACAATGCAATACCCCCATTTGGTAGATATAAAAAAAAAGACCCGGCACCTGGCCGGGTAAAGTGGCAACTGCCTTTGGGGCAGATCTGGAGTTATTGGGCAAACTGATTGAACATGCGCTCTACCTTTTGCCGGTAGCCTGCATCAGTCTTGTATTTGGGATCCTTCACCATCTCATAGAGCTCATCCTTTGATGGTGCTCCTTCAACTGGCGCTGAATCGATGGGCACGCGACCCTCGTAGGCCTCGCGGATCTTGAGCAATGCACGCATACCCTTGGCCGTGCCACCCATGATCTTGAACTCTTCAAAGTCATCCTTGCCCCATACGCCCTTGTTGACCAGGCCGCGAGCCCAATCAACCATGCCATTGATCACCGCCTGGCCATTTGGCCCAAGCGCCTTGATCTCTGCTTGAGTGTCAATGGCTGGGCCTGCTGACTCTTCCGCAATGGCCATGGTGCTCTTGGCGAGCTCATCAAATGCTGCTTGAGGCAAGCCCCACTTGGCTGCAAACTCTGTGAGTGCCCCTGCTGTAGGGTTTTCACCTATCGTTGTGGTGTCGTATTTACCGCCCTCGGGTGCCTTATGCTTGCCCTGGCTGATCATCTTGCGCAGATCGCTCCAAGACTTTGCAATGCCCTCAAGGTCGGGCTCGTTGGAGTCTTTTTTCCAGAAATTTTCTGGCCAAAAATCTGGGCGCTCCAATGGGTCTTCAGTTGCTGGTGCATCTGCTGGAGCGGCCTTGTGATCAATTGCCACTTTTTGAGATGTGTCTGCCGGTTTGGTGTCATCGGTCACTTGCACGTTGTCAAGTAGGCCGGTTTCACCGGGCTCGACTGTTGCTGTTTCGCTCATAGTTTCCTTGCTTGGTTAATCCGCGCCTCGATGTCCCTGATGACGTTGCGTTGCCCTTCGGCAAAGAACGCATGCGAGGGGTCTGTGCCCGGCACGGCGATGGGCACATCCACATACATGTCGCGCATCCAAGCCAGCAGCTGCTGGCCATCTTCATTGCCAAAAACACGCAAAACTAGGCGCGATAAGTCATCTCGCTTTTGCTCAACGGCGCGACTGTCTGTTGTCTCGCCAATGGCTTCAAGCTCATCCCAGCTCAAGCGGGTGCTCCAGCGGGTGAGGGCAGGGCAGGTGCTCCACCTTGCAGTTGCTGCATTTGCATCTGTGCAGCCATGGCCTGGGCCTGCTGGGCCTGGCGCTCTTCAAGCAAGAATGCACGCTCGGCAGCGTCATTGCGCAGGGCTGCAGGCACTCCCAGCTTCTCGCCCAGGTAATCGATCATGTCGCCATACTTGACGGCCACAGTGCCCTCTGGCCCCATCTGCTGGGTCAATTGTGCAAACTGCATCACTGCATTGATCTCATCCATGGCCTGCGCGTTGGCCAGCGGTGCCACCGGGGTGACCTTGACCTCCAGCCCGTTGACACGCAAGGGCAGATCAATCAGGCCGCGCTCGTCCATGACCTCCAGGATCTTGGCGACCAGGGGGATCATGGTTTCGTTGATCAAGCGGCCAAAGGCTGAACCCAAGTTTTGCGAGAGCTCCTTCATGCGCTCAACAATCTCGGTGGCCGACCTGGCAGACATATTGTCTGGCGGCAGCGACTCATCCAGCAAGATGCGCTTGACGTTGGAGCGCAGGTCATTGATCACAAGCTGGGTGACGTTGAAGTCGCCAGAGCGGGGCAGGGCTTGCAAAGCCGGGCCTTGGGGGCCACCGTTCCTGGCCACCGGGATGATGGCACCAGGCACGATCTTGACGGTGTTGGGATTGAGCACACCGTCATCAGCAGCTGTATATACACCAGACACCGCCAGGCTGGCGTTCTTGAGCAGCAGCTCAATGGTCTTATTCAGCGTCTTGATGTCGGGCAGGGCGGTCATCAAGGGGCCACGGCCATAGATCTCACCGGCCACCTTCATGTAGCGCGAGATCACCCAAGGCGAATACGTCTTGCGCCGGTAGACCAGCTCTTGCTTGGAGGTTCGATCAATAACGTGGTAGCAATAGTCGCCACGCTTGTAGTCATAGATCGTGGCTTCCAGCAGTTCAATGTCATCGGTTGGCTTATTCTCAATGCGCCGCTTCATATCGTCTGGGATCACAGCATCGGGCCATTGGCGCTGGATGCTCTCGCCCTTCATGCGCATGCGCCGGTACACGTTGTCCACTTGGCCATTCGCACCTTCCTCGTAGCTCACCAGGAACAGCGGCACGGGGATGAAGTTGAGCGGAGAGACATCATCTCCAGGCTGCACCATCATGCAGGCGGTGCCCACAGCCAGGTCGAGCAAGAACTCGCCCATGGCGATGTCCAGGTTGGATTGTCTGAGCACGGCAAACATCTTCTCGTTGTACAAATCGAGGATCTGCTGTGCCTGGCTTCTGCGCTCCATGGGAATGTCAACGCCTGGATCCAGGCGGCACCATTTGCGCTGGGGCGGGAAGACCACAGACTGCAGCTTGTTGGCAAAACGCTGGGTAGAGTTGATGGCCGTTGAGTCAAAGACGCGCTGCATCTTCTTGGAGCCAACGGCACCACCCTCCCACACACCATAGAGTTGGCGCTGGGGCAGGGCAAACTCATAGGCATCTTGGTAGAGCTGCTGGAATTCGTCCTTTTTGGTTTGCGCTGCAGTTTGTCGTTTGAAAATCTGCTCTGGGGTCAAGCGCATGCCGCCTGGTATTTTCTTGTCGTATTCCATAGTCACTTCTTCTCTCTGGCTGCAGCCATGTTGTCAACCAAGTTGGGGTATGGCCGACCAGCTTTAGCAGCTCGGCGCATGGACATGCGTTTTTCGGCTGAAGAAAGCTCCTTTGGCTTGGGCAGGTCTTTGGGGCGTGGTTTGTCCCAGACCTCTTTGTCTTTCATTCCATAATGATTTGGCATTTCATCCGACTCCCAGAGTTTGTGTTGATCCCAATGTGCCGCTTGTGCCCATGGTGCCGCGAGCACCAAGCTCACTTGTTGAGCCAGTAGGTGATGCGCCCATGAGTAAAGGTCTGGCAGTTGCTGATCTGGCTGCACGCTTGCGACCAGACTCACGCTCTGCACTCTCGCGCTGCACGCCCTCAAGCTCGGTGCGTGCTCTTTCTTTGACCAATGCCGCTTGTTGTTCGGCTTCAACGCGCTGCTGTTCAAGCGCTGCTTGCTCGGCCTTCAATCTCAATGCTTCGGCAGCGGCCTCTTCTTGCAACTTCTTCTGTTGCGCATCGTATTCAGCAGCCTGCCTGGTAATGACATCGCGCTCTTGTTTTGCTATTGCTTCAATCTCAGCTTGTGCTTTTGTAAAGGCAGCTTGGTCAGCCAATCGCTGTGCTTCAGCTTGCGCCGCATATGTCTTTTGATCATTCTCAAATTTAATGCGCTCTTGTTCTGCTATTGCTTTTTGCTCATCAATATATTTTTGATTTTCGGCATTGGCCAGTGCTTCAGCTTCATCCTCCAAGCGCTTTGTCAATGCTGGATCTATAGCGCCAGAAGAAACAAGAGTTCCACTTGCATCGTAAATATTTATAAATTCTGGAAGGCCGGTCTTTGGATTGGGCTGGCCAGAGCCGCCCATTGCCTTTAATGCTTCAGCTTCTTTGGGGTTGATGTGAGCAAGGATGGTGTCGCCACCACGCCCATGCTTGCGCAATAGTTCAACCGCCTTTTTTATTGCGCGCTTATCTGCCATTTCAGTACCCACGCAGAGCTGTAGTCATTTGTTCGCTCATGCCAGCATCGGTCAATCCAGTTTCTGGTGTCAACCTGGTGTCTGACAGTAGTGATCTGCGACCACTGCGGCGGCGAGCGGTCATCTGAGATGACTCACGCTGGGCAATCTTTCGGCGCTCGGCCTCTAGTTCTGCAGCCTGGGTGGCTGCTGCTTTTTCCATTGAGGTCTTTTGCTCTTGATACTGCTTTTGCTGTTCGGCAAGTTGAACCTTGGCCACTTCTGCAGCTTGGGTTTGCTGTGTGGTCAGGTTCTCCATGAGCTTTTTTTGCTCATCAGCAGTTAACTGTGTTTGCCGCAATCTGGTGGCTGCATCAATCTTTTGTTGCTCTAACCCTGCGGATTGCAC